ATAGCAATCTAATGAATTTATGGAAGCAATAGAACTTCTCAAGAACAAATTTGGTGTTCAGCAAAAATATTTGTATGAATTAAAAGAAGGAGATGTCACAGTTTTAGAAATTTACTGGAATCCATTGACTATTGCAGAAAGAGAATCAATCGTTGGAATGTCTGGAGACTCAGCATCAAGTGAAGATTTTGCTTTAAATCTTATGATTCAAAAAGCATTAGATAAAGACGGCAAAAGATTATTTCAAGATGGACATAGAGCATCGTTGAGAAGAGAAATAAACGCTGGTGTTTTGCAAGAGATTCAACTTGCAATGTTAAACTCTGGTGCTCAATATAAATTGGAGGAAGCGAAAGCAGATTTAAAAAGCTAGAAACGATTGGTTTTTTATGTTTTTCTTAGCGTCAGAGTTAGGAATGACAATTCAAGAACTTACCAGTAAATTAACGCAGGAAGAAT